GGAGCATTGTAGCAACCGTTGAAGGTGTACCGTAAGGAGCGCTGGAGGAACTACTGTAACCGCCCGCGCATTTTGGCACTATGTCACGCTTGATTTGGCACCACCCCCAATGAAAATTCTGTATGGGTTTCTGCCTCAACGGCGGCATCGATCTGAGCTAGAAAAAACAAAGTCTTGACTGCGCCGCCGACGGCGCTTAATACTCCCTAGGTAAAGCTCTTTTAAAGCCTAGTTACGGAACCGCCGCAGGCTGGTTGCCATTGTCGGTTGTGGTGGCAATAGTGATGAACTTGCGCTCGATGATCGGCTGGCGGTTTTTGCCGAAACGCTCAAACACGCAGATATGATTTGCATGTTATACGCTCACAATCTCAATCGTCGCGGCGGGGGTTTGGCTGACCATGGCGCCGTAACGGTAACTGATGCGCTGGCCGATGCGGGCAGACCCGGAAATGAGGATTTTGGCACCGCTGACGTCGTCGGTGATGATGAGCCCTCGCAGGGTTGATTGGGTGACACGACCCGTTCGTAGGCGTTCGCCTCGACCGCTTCGCTGCTGTAGCAGGGTTTTTAGATTGGCCATTTACAGGCTCCTCGGAATATCGACAGACAAGGCCATCCGAAGGGTTGGATGGGCTGCGCTGATACTAATGGCCGTGACTCGACCAAGCCCGGCAGGGATGGAAAGGATGTCGCCTGGCAGTATTTCGCGCCCTGAGTCGGTGGTGAACCAGGTTGTCGTCAACTGGTAACGATCAAACCCTTGTCCGTTTTCGTCAAGATAATTCCGCGCCCAAAGTTCAGCCGCCAGTGGGCTGGTGCAGAGTGGGTGCATCAGATGATCGGGAGACAAGGTGTCTGCGGCCCCTCGCCGGGCGTCGGTGAGCACGTCGGTCATGGGTTCGCCGCTGGTGACAATGATCTGTATGGCTTGGCCGTAATATTGAGGAAAATCGACGCGAACTCTGCGAGAGCGCAGGCTATAACTGATGGTGGCCAGACTGTATCCTGCGGTTGCCGTTGTGATTTCACCAGTTTCAATGTCGAGACTCATTAACCCCAAATCTGTTGCTGTCCCGTAATCGTAGGAATCGAGACTGACGACCTGGCCACTGACCTGGGCCACACCCTCAATGATTTCTATTCTTTGTGTGTGGTTGGTGATGTACGCCCCCAGATCGGTGACACTGACCGTACCCAGATCACTGGTTGCGGTGGTAATGCTGGCGTCAGGGTCGCATTGCACAGCCAGGGTGACACTGCTTGGATCAGTAGTTTCATCGCGCTCAATTTCGCTGATTGAGATATTAGCACTGTTGAGCTCATCAGGTGGCCTGCCGACAAAGACGCGGTTATACCCTGGGCGGATATTGTAGCTTTGCCCCAGGGTGGTGACAGTGCTTTCTGTCAGCACTGCGTCGGAGATATAATTTCCAACAGATTGTTTATGTCGGGGACGAATTATCAGGCGACCGTCGGCGCGACTGATCAGTACCGAGCCGCAGGCTTGCGCGACCTGATTGCAGATTTCAACCTCGGTCAGCTGCTCGGCTGTCCAGCGATCGACCGGCCAGTCTGGAATCGCTGTGGTATCGGCCTGGGCAGCAATGGCGCAACTGCTGCTGTCGATGTATGTTTGTGTTTTTGGCACAGAGCTGAGATTTGCGCTAATAGACCTGGCTTCGATGCTGTAGCGCGTTTGGGGGTATTGCTGTTGCAGGTCGCGACTGACAATTTGCATCCGCCAGATAATATTATGGATGGTGATGATGATTTCGCTGTCGGGCAGACAGAGATCATAATCCGTGTCGCGTTGCAGGGTCGCGCGGCACAACCAGGCATAACTTTCTTCGTCAGCGCTTAAGGTCAGATCGAGCAGCTTGACCTGCTGACCAGCAACCTGGGCGCTAACGATTCCGGGGATAGCCCCGGCGTAGGTGTAAAAATCAGGAACGGCGGTGGAAAGTGACACACGCGTTGGCGGTAGCGCATGCGACAACTGCGGCGTCAGCGAGGAAACGTCTAAAACCAGAGTGGCTACCGGCAAGACCGGAGATGAATCTGGTGGTGGTGGCGGGGGGGATCCCGTGATCGGGTTGGCGAGGAGATCAGCCCTGGCGTTTGCATCCAGCACCCCATCCCACACTGCAATATTATCAAGGCTGTCAACCCAATCGAAATCAGGGTATCCAGCAAATCCGAGGCCGAAATTTACGCTGACTAAATCTTGAGGGTCAAAACTTGTCATGACCGGAGTCGTCATCCCGCCGATATAAACTTCGGCGGTATTGGTCTGGAAGCTGGTGTTATAGCTGACGTTTATGACTACCAGCAGGGCTGCGGTCAGGGCGAAAGTTGCCGATTGTGTCCCGTAATACCATTCTGTGGGTTTGTAATATTCGAGCACTCGCTCTTGCGCGCCAAATTGCAACCGTAATGGGCAAACATCGTCTGGGACACTTGGCGATGACCAGAAAGAAAGGGCAAAGTCACCCGCCGACGGAATAGCCGCCAAGGGGACCGACAGTGCTGCACCACTGGCTGCAAACCCAAACGCATTTCCACCGCCGGGGACTCCGGGCTCACTGGTGACCTGTGCCAGGTTGGTGCCGGTGGCGTCAAATCCGTTTCCGCTGGCATCCGGCACGGTCGCTCCGACCGTTTCGCCGCTGTAGTATGCAATAAGCGTCGCCACTGAGGATTCCTTGCTAGAGATAGGTGCCGGTGACGAGACCGGCGGTGTTGACCACCAGGGTATAGTCTGTGCCCACAACGGCAATATCTGCCGGGGGGTTATTGAGCAGATAGCTGAGCAGGGGCGGGTTCAGCTTGGCGTCAAGCGTGCCACTGTAATAGATGATGGCACGCCGAAACGTTGCGGTTAACGACGGCCAAACAATATCATCAGCATCGGCGACAAAGCCGGTGGCGCTGCCGCTCAGAACTTCTCCGGTGATATCGGCACCGCCCGCAGTGTAACCGGTGCCGGAAATTTCATGGGCGCTGATACTGCTGAGCAGTTCATGCGTGGGGTCCATAGTGTACGCGCTTGACACCAACATGACCTTCAGCGGACCAACCATCGCGCCCAGGGCAACAAGTTTTGCGGTGTGGTTGTATTTTTCGACAGACACGGACATTTATGCACATCCTTTCTTGCTGCGGTGCAAATCGTCAAACATGGCTCTGACCTCGGCCAGGCTGGTGAGTTTGCGAAACGGTGTTCCGGGGGCCAGACGCACAAAATCGCGCGATGTGGCCAGGTCGTGCCGGAAGTAGGGGGTTAATTCCTGCGGATCGATAGTGGCGGTGTGGGGCAGCGGCCCCCAGTCGACATCAACATCAAAGCTTTTGGGAGACTGGTCGAGATAATATTCCAGCATTTTTTTCACGCCTTTGGCCTGGGGTGGTGCGGCGAGAAAATACAGGGCACCGGTGGTCAGCATGAGGGTTTGCGACGCGCTGTAGCCTGCGACGAATTCCGGCAAGCGGTAAATTTGTGGGGTGACGTAAATATCGGCATCCAGATAAATGCCGCCGACCTCGTACAGGATCGCCAGGCGCAAAAGCGCGGCCTGCACCGAGGGAAGAGACGCGGTGCTGTGGTGGTGAATAGTGATATTATCGAAAGCCTCGCGGTAGCCGTAGCGGGACAAAAATCGCCGGGATGCTCGCTGGTTGTAGATGCGATGCTTGACATTACGCAGGTGCGCCGCGTTGGCGGTGCGATAAATTCCATAATTTGGGTTGTCGTTGTGGTTAACCTGAAACATCATATCAATAATACCCCGACAACGGAGAAACGCGCAGATCTGTCCAGCCACCACCGCCCACGGTGGTGATGATGCCTGCGGCGGTTTCGAGCACGCCAAGGGGCGGGATATCAGGCAATTCTTCAGGGAGCTGCTCAACTTGCTGTTGGCCGCTGGTGACAATGATGCCGTCAAGGGTCAATGCCCAAAAAACTGAACCGCTGGCGGGTTTTAATAACCCGGTAGCATCTGGTGTCAGCCAGGCATCGGCATAGTAGATACTGTCATAGTAGGAATATTCGGCACTCACAATGCCTGATACCCCGTAATTGTCGCCACGCATGGAGATTTTTTGCCCATTAAAATCAAGGACTGATGGAGATGAGTGCTGCACACGCCCATCGTCAAACACCTGCACAATCTCCGTTAACTTTTCAATGTTTACCCAAGAGGCAGGTTTTCGCGACAGAGAAAATGGGCCCTTGCCGTTCATGGTAATAAAGTCTATCTGGGTGCCGCTGTTGGCCAGGGTGAACGCGTCTGTTGGCGGTCCACCTTGGTACACCGAAACGCTTAAAGGTGTCGACGGCCCATAGTCATCGGACAAAAAAACGGCAGAAAGGCCAAGGGCCCCTTCAAGGGTGTTGCCTAATACCACGGCAAAATAAACCTGGACCCAGGCCGGGGTTGTTTCCAGTTGCCCGGCGATTACCTGGACTGTGGCGTTGACGCGCCCGGCCCGCTCAAAGGGGCTGTCGCTGTCGGTGGTGATCACATGGGTGGCGATGGCCATGGTTACGCCTCCATCAGAGGCATGGTGAGCAGTTCGACCAGGTCGGAGGCCTCGGGGGCTTCGTAGCTGATCAGGTCGCGGGCGTCAGGCGGCCCGGTCGGGAATACACTCAGGGTGCTGCTGTTGTTGAGGGTCAAGGTTAAGCCAACGGCGCTGGTGTAGTTCGACATCAGGTCACGCAGCGCGACCAGTTCGGTGCGGGTGATCCACACCGGGCCGCTCAAGGTTACGGGCCTGCCTCCGATAGCGGGGGCAGCATCGATAATCAGCGTGCCGTCCAGGGCGCGTTCGCTGGCGGTTTTGACGCTGATCCACTGGTGTTCGTCGCTCCAGGTCAGCCCGGCGGGCAGGGTGACTGTTGTCGTTCCGTCGGATAACGTCATACAGTCACCATATTCAGGCGGCGCAATTCGGCCAATAGCTGTTGCCCGGCGTCGCCATCGGGCAGGGTGACGGAGGCTTCGGCACCACCGGCGCGCAGGTTAATAGTTCCCAGGCTTTGCACACTGGCGGCCCCTCCGCCGCTGGTCCCCATTTGCTGGTCGATATAGCGCTGGGTTGCGGCTGTGCGCTCGATGCGCTGACCGTTGGGCAGGGTGACCCATTCGCGCGAGGCTTCTTGCACGGCGACGGTTTGGCGGCGCAGCAGGTCGGTTGCGTGAGCGTTGAGGCTGTTAGAATAGGCATTACCCAGCTGGCCACTGGCGTTTAAGTAGTCGCGGTTGTTCTGGCGGTAGGTGTTGATGTCTTCCGGCGTTGACAGGTTATTGATTTCGGTGGTGATTCTGTCCCAGTTGGCATAAAACCCGTTGGCCAGGTCGTTGGCGTTATTGATTTGCTTGGCGGCCTCGGTTGCGGATCTGGCAATGCTGTCAAGCGCCGGGACGGCTGAATCGGCGCTTTTTTGGGCTGAGGTGCCAATGTTATCGAGGGCTGCGCCTGACTTTAGCGCGGCTTCTTTGACGCCCAGCTCGGCTTCGATTTTTTCTTGAGCGGCGCTGCGGTATTCTTCGCTGTCGACCCCGTAAATTTCTTTCGCCGTTTCCATGGTGGCCTGACGAATTTCGACAATCTGTCGGGCGTTTTCCAGTTCGAGCCGGGCGATCTGGTATTGATATTCGGCGTTGTCGATAATGCCAAGCTGCAGGTGTTCTTTCAGGGTAATCTGGCGCGCTTTCAGGCTGTTGCTGAGGGCGGTTTCTTCCTGGTCAAACCCGTAAATCGCATCTTGCCATAGCTCGTTGTTCAGGGCCTTGACGGCATCGGTGTAGGCTTTGCGTTTGACTTCGAGGTCTTTAAGGGCCTTTCCGCTGGCCTGTTCTTTTTCGGTTAGGGCGTCAGCGGCTGTGGCTGCGGCATAGTAGGCTTCGGCGGCTTTATCGACGGCGGCTTTCAAATTGTCGGCAGTGGGGGCTGTCAGCTTAAGCGCTTCGTTGAGCACGTCTTGTTTTTTGGCGGTCTCATCGGTGGCTGTTTGCAGGCTGGTTTGCGCGGTGGCCAGTTCGCCGGTGGTGGTGGCGGCGGTGCCAAGGGCCTGACTGCTGGCGGTAATTCCGGTGGCCGAGGCGGCGGCCTGCTCGCCCATGGTGCGGAAGCTGCTGCCAATGTTCCCGGCGGCAATTTCGAGCCGTTCGAGATCGGCGCGGAACTTATCGCCAGGAGTGCTGTCTTGCAGCACGGCCATGGCGCCTTTGAAATCGCCTTCAATGGCCAGGCTGATGGCGGCAAAGGTGGCGGCAGCGGTTTCACCGAGAAGTTTAATGGGCACCAGCACGGTTTGTGCACCTAACATCAACAGCTTCAGCCCTTCAACCATGCTATTGACGAAGTTGCGGAACCCTTCGCCTTCGCCACCGATGCCGCCGATGGTTTCCCCAAGCAGGCGAAATCCATCGAGCAAGCCTGGATCTTGAATAGCGGCAGATAGATCATCGAGCGCCCCGGTGAAGGCGCTGAGCAGCCCGCTGTTGGCGACAGCCAGCTTTAATTCCAGCAGGCTATTGTTGAGGCGGTTGATCGATGCTTGCGCGGTTTCGATTTTCCCGCTGTCCAGGTCGAAGGTTTCACGCAGCTTGGCTGCAAACTTTGGCAACAGGTCAATGCCGACTTCACCCTTTTGCAGCATGGAATCGAGCTCGGCGGTTGAGACCCCTGCGGCATCGGCAAAAGCCTTGAACGCGCCCGGCATGCGTTCACCGAGTTGACCGCGCAGCTCTTCGGCGCTGACTTTTCCTTTGCTCATCATTTGGCTGATAGCAAGGAGCGCGGCATCGGTGTCGGCGCTGGATTTTCCAAGCTTGGCCATTGATCCGGCAACGGCCTCAAAAATTTGTCTGGTTGCTTCGCCTTCAATGATTGTGCCCTTGGCGGCGGCGGCCAGGTTGATGTATCCGTTGGTTGCCCCTTGTAGATCGAGCCCAAGTTTTTCGGAGACTTGACGCAAAAACTCCATTTCTTCGTTGGCGGCCTGTTGGCTTCCGGTGACGCTGACCAGGGCTTTTTCGTAGCTGTCCCATTCAATTGCGGCCTGGATGACTTCGCGCACCGCCAGCGCCCCGGCCAAGGGGCCGAGGGCATTGATCAGCAGGCTGCCCGCCTGTTTCACCGAGTCCAGGGTTGTGGCCAGCGTTTTGTTTGAGCCCCCAAACCCTTCGGCGGCTTTTTGGGCGCGGTGCAAACCATCTTCGGCGCCTTTGGTGTAGGCGCTGATGATGAGCTTTATTTCTTTTTCTTTATCGGCCATTGGTCACCTGTTTCAGGAAACTGTAACCCCACAACCATGGGGTTTGATATCCTCGCCGGACAAGTTCGGCGCAGAGTTCGTGAAGGCTTTCGGTTACGCTTTTTTGCTGTTGGTGACCCTGCGACTGAGGTCGCGATACTGCTGAACGGCTTTCAAAAAAAAAGGGTTCACGTCCTCGACGGCCTGCCACAGCTCATGGAGCTGTGAGGGTGGTAGCGGTTCCAGGTCTGCGGCGAGCAGGCCGGTCGAGAGCAACACGGCCTGCGCGGGCAGCCGATCGGCAAAGGCCAGATCCAGCCAAAAAGTTTGCGGGCTGTTGGTGCCGATGACCTGCTTCAGCTCTTCAAGTGTCAGCTCTTTGCAGCACAGGTCGCTGCCCTGCCAGCTGATGATTTTTGATAGCTTCATGAGTCACCTTTATGCGTGATAAACAACGGTGAAGGGGCTGGTCGCGCCTTCTGGAATTTCACACAACCCTTCAAGTTCGAGGGGCAAGAAATCATCACTCAAAAAATCGACCGCGCTGGTCGGCTTGAGGCGGGCCGACAGCACAGTGACGGTGCAGTTTTTCCCGGTGACAAAGTTGGTGCCGTCCAAAACCAGTTTGGCGCGGATCGTCGGGCTGGTGCCGCCGGTGATGGTGTCGAAACTGGCGGCGGCGTAGTCGTAATCAATGTGCATCACGGCTGCATCGGCGATTGATCCGGTCGACAGCACTTTGATCATGCCCAGCCGGGTGTTGAGCACGTAATCTGTGCCCTCCACATAAGTTGTGGTGTCAGTTGCGTCTTGCACAACCACATTGCTGACACTGTATTTACCCAGCTCGACATAGCGGTCGGCAATGGCGGTGACGGCCTGGGCAACGGCACTCCCGGACGATTGAGTACCGGCGACAACGTCACCCAACAGGGCCAGGGCCATGTTTTCAGCATCGAGCTGGTTAATCGTCAATTTAATGGTGGTTTTACCTGGCAGCACGGCACTGGCGATAACCTGGCCGTAATTGCTGCGGCCCTTGCCGGTCTGTTCTTTCAGTTCCGATTCGGGGATGATTTCAAATTTGCTGGTGGCCCCGGCGATTTTCGCGCCCTGGGTGACGCCGGCGGAGGTGAGGCGGTCAATGTAAAGATCGCCCGATCCTAAAAAGCTTTCGGTTGCCATGGTGTTGACTCCTGTGGTTGGGGCACGTTGCACTGTGCCAGAAATTTTTTAATTGCGTTTCAGCATCACCTGGTGGCCCAGCTGGTAATCTGCGCTCATGACGCACAGCCCCTGCGCGTACCCGATCATCTCTTCTTGCCCCACCTGCAACGCACCCACGCCACTGATGGTGGTATAATGCAGCGCGCCGCGGGTGGTTTCCATCAACTCATACGCCCCATAACGCCCACTGTCCGGACGCAGGCTTTTGTCAACGCCATACACGCGTATGGTCAACATGCGGGCATCGGCATTGCCGGTGCGCTGATTGGTCATGCCGACAACGTGCACCAACAGCGCGGGCAATTTCAGCGCCACGTTGACAAAGCTGTCGCTGCCGAATTCTCCGGCATAGCCCTTGATCGTGACCCCTGGGGCGGCGTCTTCGAGTAGGGACATCACCGCTTCTTCAATTTGTCGGTAGGTCATTTTCTAAAACCCTCCGCCCAGCTTGTCGCGGTTAAAAATGCGCTCTGGCCCGATGATTTCGGCGCTGTTGCCGGTGGTGCTGGCAGCAGGGGCCGGGTCGACCCCCAGAGACACTTTGCCGTCGCTGATTTTTTCAAGCAGGCGCGTGACGTTTTTGTGACTTTCGCGGATCGCCTCGGGGATCGTTCCTTGCGTACGTGCGTGCAGGTAATAAATCGCCAGGTCGGCGGACAACCCACTGACCACCGCCGGGGGGGTGGCAAACGGCACGCTGTAGCGGCTGCCGCACCAGGCATCGATTTCCTGATCGGCGCGGGCAATGGCGGCGGCGACTTTGGTGCTGTCGACAATTCCGCTGCCGCTGTCGTCGGTCAGGTCGATGATGGTCTGCTCGGTGATGCGCGCTACCAACTGATCCTGGCTGCTGTAGGCCATGGTTAGTTGCCCTTACCTTTAGGTGTGTCCTTGTTTTCAACAACGGTCAGGGCCGGTTCGGCTTTCAGGATTTTCAGCTCAGTGGCGCTGAAGGCTTTATCGTCAAAGTGTCGCGGGGTGCGGCTGAAGGCGATGCCAACGCGGCGGAAGCCTTCGGTTTTGGCGGTGATGGTGATCATAAATGGGCTCCTGTTGCTAAAAGTTGCCGGGGCTCATCGTTCCGCCCCGGCGGCAAAGGGCTTTGCTTTGGTTATGCGCCAGTCGATCCGTAGCACAGCTGCCAGAAGCCGTAACCTGCGGCGCCGCGGGCTTCGACCCCAAACTTAAACTCACCACGGTTGAACACGTCGTCGCTGGCCATATCGGTTTGCTGGACAAACTGCGGGGCTTTGCGCTCCTGATAAATAAACGGCTTCACCGGCTTGGTGGTGTCGAGCAAGAACCAGGCGGTGGCGCTGGTCAGGCGAGCGTCAACAACCACTTCAAGCGTGCCCTTGAAAGGGTTGGCTTTGCCATCGTCGAGTCGGTCGTTGTTAACCAGGGCTTTGGCGACAAACTCAAGAGCAGGCGGAACCAGCAGTACGTTGGGCGTGATATTGAGCGGGCGGCCTTCGTCGTCCTTAAAACTGCGCATTGCGGTAATGCCTGCGCCAAGGCTGGCGATCGCCAGGGCCTGGGTGCTGGCCGAAAGCGCCGCCGTGCCCTTGTTGCTGACGCTGGCCCCGGCCACACTGTGATCTGTGTCGCAAAAATATTGGCCATCAAAGCATTCGTTGGTGAAGGCCCCGTTGACTTTTTCAAAAATCAGCTCGTCGGGGAACTGCTTTGCTGAAAAGGCCGCACCGGTCGCCTGCGGGGCGACAATGCCCAGGTTATCGTCTTCGATGTCGTTGCGCTTGACGGCAATGGTGGCTTCAAAGTCTTCGTTGGTGAGGACGTATTTCCCGGCCTTGAGCGCCTTGACGACTTTCTCGCCGACCCAGCGGCTCATTTTGGGAAAATTGTCGAGCCAGGCGTAATCGTTCTGGCTGCCGGTGCTGGTGACTTTCATTGCGATTTTTTCCCAGACGCTTGGAGCCGCGTCGAAGGCTTTGGCAAACGTGGCCTTGACGTTGGTAAAAATTGCGCTGATGGTACTGGCGTTGATAATCATGGTTTTAAATCTCCGTTAATTAGTTGTTAATCAATCCCTGTGGGAGCGGCTTTCAGCCGCGATTATCCCTTTAATCGATCAGCACCCAGACGCCGCTGGAACTGACGCCGTAACAGGTGCCGGCCACAATATCGTTGGTCGGGCCGCTGGCCAGGGCGACGGTGACTGCATCCTCGACATAGACGTACGAGCCGACGCTGGCCTGGGTGACGGCGGCGGTGGCGCTGTTAGCGAGCTGGTAGCACTCGCCGCGATGCACTTCACAGCTGAGGGCGCCATCGGCCCCGGCGGTATTGTCGACGGTTTCCTGAGCAATGCCGACAACAATGGTGCTGGCGGTGTCGGCGGCGGGAATCAGGTAGCCACCGGCATTGACGGACACCATAGTCCCGGCTTCAATTTTGGTGCTTGCGGCAACGGCGAATTCAATCAGCTTGCCTTCTTTTCTGGGGGTATTGCGTTCTGCCATAGGGGTTTCTCCTTGGGGTGGGACACGGCGCGCCGTGCCCTTACTTGGTTACTGTGTGGGAGCGGCCTTCAGCCGCAATCAATTACACCGCGTATTTTTTCAGGTCGTCGAGGCTGTTGCCGAACATGGCGGCAATCTTTGCCTCTTCAGCGTTAAGGGCTTTGCCGCTGTCGGGCGGGGTTTTGCCGTCAAGTTTGGAGGGATCGGCCACCACGGGGGCCGCTGCGATGAACTTTTTAAATTCGGCCAGGCCGTTTTCCTGTCGGCACATGGCGGTGTAATACTCGCGCGTGGCCGGGGTGATTTTGCCCGCCTTGAGGGCGGCATCGATTTCGGCGGTGATCGCGGTGAGCAGCTGATCGGCTTCGATGTCGGTCAGTCTCTGCTCGGCGTTGGCGGCACGGGTCAGGGCGCTGTCGTAGTCGGCGCGCGGGACAAACTTTTCAAGGCTGGGGGTGTTGGCCCGGTTCAGGGCGGTGGACAGATCGCCCTGGAGTTTTTCCAGCGCGTTCAGGGCCAGCTCTTCGCTGGCGTCTTCGGCAAGGCCAAGTTTTTTGAGCAGGTTTTTCATAGGGTTATCTCCTGTGGTTGGGGCACGGCGCGCCGTGCCCGTACGTTGCTGTTCGTGATTCAGGGCGGATAGAAACAGGTTGGGCTTGTTGACCAGGGCCACGCTGCTGAGGCGGCGCACTCGTCCGGTGGCTTTTTCGTAATCGAACACCGGGCTGATATAGCGATATTCGCGATTTGTCACCGCTTGTTCGCCGCGCGGGGTAAAACTGATTTTTCCCCACAGGGCGCCGTCGCGGATTTCGTACGCGACGAACCAGCCCGCCGCTGGGGCTTCGTCTCCCCTGGGGGCTTTTAGCTCTGTAGCGTGTTCGTAATCGAGGGGAATATCGGCCTCGCGCTGCATCAGGTCGTCAATGATGCTTTGCGGCTGGTCATTGACCCAGCGGCGACCATCGCGCCCGGTGATCTGCCCGGCGGGGATCAGTTCGATCCAGTCGGGGACAGCGGATCCATCGGATCCGGAGATTTCAAAATTCAGTGCATGGCGTAAAAACATGATGTGTCCTTTTGCGTAGGGGCGTATGGCATACGCCCGTTTTTCATGCCGGGTTAATCCACCGTTAAATGTTTCTGCAAAACATCCATGACCATTTGCTTATCGCGTTCAGCGAGCACCAGCCTGTTTCCCTGGTTAAGTGCCAGGTAGGGCCGGGCCGGGATGCGCACCTTGCGGCCGCGTCCGGCGTTGCCGCCAAACTGGTGGATCGCGGCATAGTCCACCCCGGTAACGCCGATGCGCACGCTGGTTTTATCCGGCTGGTTATGGACCCGCTGCCTCAGCCGCCCGGATTCGAACAGAATTTTCTTGTTTTGCAGGTACCGCCGGCCGCGTTTAACCAGGCCGCGCTTGCCGAATCCTTTGTTACGGCCCAGCCCCAGCATCATGGTGGTGCTGGACAGCCGCGCCCAGGGGGTGCCGTCGGGGGCCTGCTCGCGGCTGAAGTTTTCGAGGACCCTGCGCTCATAGCGCAGACCGATTTCACGCATAGCGGGCAGCAAATCGCCGGTTTTGCGTTGCAACCGGGTGAGCAGTTCGCGGACGTCGTGATCATCGACCCTGATAATGATGCTCATGGCCGCACCTCGCGCCCGGTAATTGCTAAAATTTCTGCGGCCAGCTGCTGTGCCAGAACGGCAAATCCAGCGGCTGCCAGCCGGGTGAGTTTATCGGCCAGCACAGTGTCGGCTTTTTCCATGCCCGCCTGCCCGACGTTATACGCCCAGGCCTCGTCGACCGTGGCGGGATCGCCAGCCACAGAGGGGACGTCTGTCAGCTCGTTTTCATCGGCAATGACGGCGCGGCACTGGCAGCCCCAGCCGTTGGGCGGGTAGTGGGTTGACCAGAACGGGTCATCAATCGGGCGCACGGTGCCATCAAGGGCGACGTGCTCGGGGCGCGGGTTGAGCACGCCGTCGGCATGGACGTATTTGAGATATTTCGCCCCGCCTTCGACAAACTGCTGCCAGCGACCGGCCTGGTAGGCCGTATTGACGTTGATGTCGTAAATCAGGGCGCTGCGCCAGTTGCGACCGCCGTTGTAGGCCCAGCCGTGTTTTTGCACGATGCTGTCGAACTGCTGGCGGAATTCGGCCAAATCCAAATTCCCGGCAATCGCCTGGTCGACCGCGTTGCGCATATCGGCGAGCAGGTCGGCCTTCATGGCCCCGGCGGTCATAAACCCCTTGGCGTGCTCGGCCTGCCACAGGTCATTCCAGGCGGAGGTCGGCACGTTGAGTTTGCGGCGGAAAAAGGCCTCGGCTTCCGCGAATGGAAGGCCAAAAACGCTATTTGCTGCCTGGGTCTCAAATTGTGGGGTCATGATATGTTCCCAAACCGTGTTTAAACCGTGTTTAAAATTGGCTGTACTTGACGATCTTTTTTTCTGGCGGCCTTGTATTGGGTCGCTATGGTAAACCGTTTATTCGGGCGATTTTTGCGCCGCGTCTAGTCGCCCGGCCATAATCGCGCGGGTGGTGACCTGGGCGATTTCAGTGGCCATGGCGGTGCTATCCATTTCGGGGAACGCTTTTTCCATGTTGCGGGCCAGCTCTTCGAAGCTGCCGGACTGCACTGTGAGCCGGCGCAGATGATCAACCCAAGCGGTGACTTGCAGGGGATCGGCGGCAGACTGTTCGGTGTTGGTCGCGCGGTTGATCGCTATTGGTTCTGCGGCGACTGGCGCAGGGATGCCGAGTAAATCTTCCGGCTTGGCGTTTTCGTCCGGGTCAGGGTGGCCCATGCGATCACGGATAACGCTTTGCTCGATGCGGTAGCCCAGAGGGACCAGCTTGGCCAGGGCTTCGGCTTCGGCGGCCATGTCGTACCGGTCGGCGGCACGCAGCTGCACACAGGGGTAATCGTCCTGCGGGCCAAAGTTCAGGTCGACAAACGGTTTGACCAGGTCGCGCTTCAACGTGTCTTCGAGCTGTTCGGCGTCGTCGTCGCGGATGTCGTCGCGCACCTCGCTTTGCAGTTGATCGTTGCCGAGCTTGCCGGGGCTGCCGCTGGCGCTGGCGGTCTGGCCTAAAATGCCTTTGCTGACCTGATCGTCAAAATAGTCTGCCAGTAGTTTGAAAAAGTCGGCGGCACCGCTTTTGTTGGCAGCTTCGACCAGTTCGATCTTCATGCTTTCCGGGAACATGGCGGCGGCATCGGTGCCCAGGTTGGCCAGAGCCATACGCAGCACGGCTTTCTCGGCATCGGTGGCGCTGCTGCCGTACTTGCCCAGCCGCAGCGGCATGCCGTAAACCTCGGCGAAGGCGAGCCAGTCTTTAATCGAATACCCCTTGCACATGTAAGCCCAGGCCGAAAGCCGCGCCAGCCCGCCACGCAGGGGGATGCCGGATTTGATGCGCGGCACGTGGCAGACAAATTTGAACGGCTCCAGGGGCAGGCCGTCGAGGCCGCCTGTTTCGTCTTTCAGGCGCAGCTCGCTGCGGCGCACGCGGGCGAAGGTAAAGAAGTGCGGGTCGCGCCACTGGTAGCCGCGGGGTTTCCACAGCGGGCCGCTGCGATCCCAGTCGATCTCGACCACGCTGTAGCCCTTGCCGAGACCATCGAGTAGATCCTTGATCAGCGACCGCACGTTGTAGCCCTTGAACAAACGGCGCACGGCGTCGGCGATATCGATATCGCGCTGCTGGTCGCTGACCGCTTCGACACTGATGGGCAAACGGCCGACGGCGAGCTTACGTTTGGACAGCTCGGCGGCATAGTGCAGGTCGCGCTCTTCCATCTCTTCGGCCAGGGTCAGGTAGCTGTCGGCGTCGCCTTCGGCGGCGTTTTGCAGCAGGGTCGCCAGACGCACCGGGGTCAGGCCCGAGGCGACGGTATCTGTCCACAGGGTGCGAACCCCGGCCAGAGTGGGGGCGGCGTGCTCACGGGAGAGGGCCTGAGTACGGACCGGGCGGCCATAGGCATCTAAGAGTTGGGCCATTACCAGAGTCCTTTCATGCCGCCCAGGGCGGCGGTGGCTTTGACCGGGCGGGCGCTGTGGTTATCGGCGTGGCGGCCAACTGATTCATAGGCGTATTCAACAACCGGCAGCCGTGCCGCTTCGACCGCCAGAGCCAATGCCCAGAAGCGGTCGGCGTGGCCGTCGGGTGTGCGTTCAGCTGTGAAGCGGATGTTTCCCGAAGCCGTGGTCTGCTTGGTCAGGCTGCGCAGATCGGCACGGATCTGCTTGTCATACGGAATGCGCAGCAGGCGATCTTCCATCTTGCTGCGTACCGGGTAAGCCAAAGATTCTTTGACGCGACCGGTAAACGTAATGCACTCAACGCGATTTCCTCCGAACTTGTCCTGGGCATCGTCGCCCCAGCCAATACCGAGACCGGTATAATCCATACAGGTGCGCTCGGCTTTGGCCATAACCGGATACAGGATGGCCTCTTGTTCTGACTTGCGCATGTTTTGCAAGCAGACAACCTCGCGGGTGTAGAGCACATCGCCGAGCAGTTCGAGCAGCCAGAGCACGGTCAAGTCTTTCTTGCGGCCGATATCGACCCCGGCGAAGAGGCGCCCGCCTTCGTGGGTTTGCCAGTCGAGACCTCGCCCGTATTCGGCGCTTGCGATGAGATCGTATTCTAAAAACGCCACGTCATCGTCGGCCGGCTGGCACATGAATTCTTGCAAAAACGATTCTTCGTCGGCGCAGCCCGACTTGACGAAATCGAAATAATCGGCCTCGGTCATGGCCTGACGTTCGTCGTTTTCAGACAGGCTCTGCTGCAGCTTGTACAGAAACCCTTGATCAAGGGCATCCTGAAGCGTGACACGGTGCAGGCTGATCTTCTTCGGGTTGTTTTGCTCGCGGGCTTCGCGCACCAGGTCGTTGAAAAAATTCTTGCTGCCCCGGTGAGTGCTGATGACCTCCATCGAACCGCCCCAGGTGATGCCCGGGTACGCGATAGACCAGAGTTTGCGCGGATCGGGATTCAGGGCGAACTCATCGAGCACGCGGCCGCCACGCTTGCCCGCCTGGGCGTCGGGATTACTGCTCATACTGTGGATGCGCTTGCCGTTGGCAAATTGCAGCACGTAGGCCGAGAAGTTCTTGTCTTTATCGATGACGATTTCGCCCAGATCCTCGGCGGCGAGCTGAAGAATCTTTGCCCACATTTTGCAATCTTCGATAAACAGCCGCGCTTGAATATCATCTCGCGACGAAACCCACTGATCGTGCTTGTTACCCAACATGCCGGTGCGTTCATCGCAGGCCCAGGCGGTTGACCAGGACAAGCCAATCTGGCGCGCCTTTTCCATAAGCTTCAGGCGGCTCTTGTCCTTGATCCAGGCGCCCTGATAGGGAAGGAAAATGCCCCCAGGGTTGGCCGGAATGATTTTGGCGTTGCCTTTGGCCATCAGATACCTAATGCCTCGTGGATCAGTGCGATGGTTTCGGGGGTGACCCCGGCCTGCCGTGCGGTTTTGTCAACGGTTGCTGCGGCATCGGCCAGAACTTGTTTGCGAATTTCCTGATCTCGCTTGACATTGATACTCGCCCCCTGCTCCAGCCGCTGCACCGCCAGGGCCAGGGCTTTGACCTGGTCTATAGTGGCGGTCATGGTTTCGGGGTCGGAAATGTCGGCGTCTTGTAATTTCAAACTCAGGTCAAACGCCATGCTGCGCAGCATCTCGTTGATGAGCAGCCCCACCTGACCCTGCGGGGCCGCGCCGACTTTGCTGATAAACAGCTCGGCGACCTCGCGGCTTTGACGCAGCTTGGTGCCAACTTCGTCCATGCGCAGGGCGTAGCGGTTGACCGCACTTTTACTGAGACGTTCGGGCGCGTCGGCGGGCAGCTGCCCGGCGTGCTGCATATCGGCCAGCAGGGCGTTGATGCGGTCAACGGCCTGTAGCTGCGTCACCCGGCGATCGTTGAGCAGCTCTTGCAGCTGCTGGCGGATGCTGTCGGGTAAAAGATCGATGCTCGATTGCTGGCGACCGCCCATAATTACCCCCTGGGGCCGGGGCGTTTGACGCCGTCAACGCGGGCCGCGCCGGTGGCGACATCGGCCCCACGAGCGCAGAGGGTGGCGACCAGCACAGTCCCCACCGTTTCGAGAGTGACCAGGCCCTGCTCTTCTAACCAGCGCAGCTCGGTGCGCACGCGGTCGCGGCTGAGGTTGTGACCGTATTCAGCCAGGGCGGCGCGCAAAATCGAATCGTTCAGGGCGTAGCCGGTGCCCTCGTTGAGCAGGCGCAGCAGCACCAGGCGGATGTCGGCGGCGAGGAGTTGAATAAAGGCGGTCATTTTTTTGCGCGTCCTCCCTCGTTAATCAAAAATTCATTGATGAGTGCCAGGGTGTGATTCAGGCCGTCCAGCCTGCCCTCGACCGTGCCGAGTTTGCGGGTCAGACCGTTGATGTCGTGAGACAAAACCGCCATTTCCTGCCGGTTGGGCATGTTACGGATCTCGCCGCCGACGCGGCTTAATGACAGCTCAAGTTCGCCGGTGCGCAGCTGGTGCGCACGGCAATCGGCGGTGCGGGCATCCTCGGCGGCCTGGTGATCTTGCGTGGGCATGCACTTGGCGAACTGGCGTTCCAGCTCTAAAAAGCGTGCGGCGGTCACCTTGGCCCGGTTACTCCACCAGGTATAAATGCCCAGGGCGGCCAGCCCGAACGATTGCAGCACGGCAAACCAGAACTGCCAGGCTTGATAATTGGTGGGTTCGGTCATGCTGTCCTCTCGAAACGTCGTTGACAGTCGATGCAGCGCAGCGCGGCTGGGTTGACCCGCAAGCGGGCCGGGGCGATGGGGCTATCGCAGTCGATACAGATCCCTGATTCGGGCGTATGGTCATACGCCCCCACCCCGCATTTGCGATAATGAGCGTCCATGGCCTGCTGCTGATACAGCTCGTTGTGGTACTGCGCCCGGTCAATCTCATCAGCCATGGTTAGCTCTTGTCCGCCTTGACTTTTTGCACGGCGGCCTCGATGGCGGCGTTGATCATGGAGATCGTGACCCCGGCCCCGATTTCGATGCCGCGCTGACGCAGCTGGCTGATAATCAACTGCTGTGCCTGGGCGCGTTTCTCGTCGTCACTGCCGCCGGTTGCATTCAGGGCCACCGCCTGCACCGCCGCGGTGGCCGATGCGGCCAGGATCGGGCCGATTTCGGAGAGGAACATCCCTAGAAACGGTTTTAAAAAACCGCCAATACTCGAAAAAATCAGTTTAAGCCAGGTCATACAGTCTCCTTACCTCGACGTGAAAAGGCGCTTTATCCAGCTCAGCAGCAGGCTGTCCCAGTTCAAATACCAGGTGCGCGAGATGAGCAATGCGGTGGTGTATTTGTGGTCGATGGGGTTTTTCCCGTTCCAGAACCAGGGGCCGCCAAAGTGCCGAACCGCCGCGAAATACACCATCACCCGGCGGCGGCGCAGCCAGCGCAGCCACCAGGGGCCACCGGCGGCACTGACCAGCCGCAGCAGGTTATTGCGAAAGACATCGTCGGCCTCGTTTTTGTCGGCCACAGTTTCACCGGCCACGTACATCCAGTCATGGATGTCGCACGCAGGCGTGATTTTCAGTCCCCAGATGGTGTCTGGCACCATATCGTTGAGCCAGCCGCCGGGGCCACACCCGTTGGACACCTGAGCGCGCACGTCGGCGCTGGCGGACACATAGGCGGGCGGGGCGTAGAGATCGACATTAACGGTTTTCATTGTGGGCAAAACCCTTTAGACCGTCGCACAGGGCGGTGGCGATCAGGTCTTGAATGTCCTGGTTTTGTAACCAGATGCGCTCGGCGGGGTTGGATAAAAACCCCATTTCCACCAGCACCGCCGGGCAGGCGGTGTTTTTCAGTACGTAGAAATTCGATTCCTTGTCCAGGTCGCCATCACAGGCGTCTGTGCGTAACCGGCTGGCCGGGAAGACGTCGCGCAGGGCCATACAGATCATGTCGGCGGCAACATCGGCCTGGGTTTCGCCTGGGCTGGTGAACACTTCCAGCCCGCGCACGCCGGGGCTTGAAAAGCTGTTGCAGTGCAGGCTGATAAACAGATCGGCGTTTGTGAGGCGCTCAATTTGGCAGCGGTCGGCCAGGGCAACGCCATAGTCTGCGTGGCGGGTCAGGCGGGCGGCCATGCCTGCGGCTTCGACGGCACCGTACAATCGCCGGGCAACGTGCAGATTAATATCGCACTCGCGCACGCCGTCGTGAACTGCGCCGGGGTCAGCACCGCCGTGGCCTGGATCAATAAGGATGCGAGTTTTTTTGTTCATGGCAGCTCCCTGAGGGTTGGAATAAACTACCAATGTAGAGCGGCGAGGGAAGTTGAACAGCGTCATTTATTTGACGCCTTGCGCGCGGGGTATTTTAGCGGCGTGGGGGGCACATTTCAGGAGGCACCATGGAGCAGTTGGCGGATTTTTACCGCGGAGCGACAAAACGCTGGCGCATAGAGTTTAGCGAGAACATCGCCGGGTCGGCGATTTACTTCAGAATGGCGCGGTCGCTGTCGCAGTTGGCCCCCGACATTGAAGTGGCGGCGACCCTGGACACGCCGGATGTCGAGGGCGCGGTGTTTGGGGCAACGCTGGAAATCAGCGCCGAGCTGTCGCTGTCGGCCCCTGCGGGTGATTATTATGCCGAGCATCAATGGGTGACCGCCAGCGGCGACTCGCTGCCGTTTTTGAACCAGAAAATAGCTCTGAAACTGGGCGTGCCACGGGCATAACATGGAGACAATCCGCGTTAGCTCCAGCGCCGTCACCCTGACACCGCAGCTCCCTGCGCCGCAAATTGTGCGGCCTGAACTGGTGAGCGAAACCCTCGCTCTGGGTCTGGTGCAACAAAACCTGCGCCTGACGCTGTGCCCGCACAGTGACGGGCCGTTTCTGTTGCCTGCGCCAGTTCAACCGCAGCTGGTGGTGCCCGTGGTGCAAGAAACGCTGGCGGTGGAGGTTCCGGCGGTGCTAAGTTCCCCGCCGGCGGAGGTTTTTGCCCCTGCCCCGTTGCCGATTGTAGACCAAGGTGTGACGCGGGGCCGGGCGCTGTTAGACCTGTCGCTGGGCCAGGCGTTCCGCATTAACTGCCGCTATACCCAGATTATGCAAAACCTCAGCATTGGCACGATCAACTGGCCCACGGGTTTTGTCGAGGTGTTCGTGCTGCTGGAAGCAGTGTCGAGCGTCGGGTTGCTGGTGGCCTGGGACGACGGAGCGGCTGCACCGCCCTGGCGTGGGTTAACTACGGAATATCGGCTGACCAGCTGGGATGGGGGCGCGCGCGTGGATATTGCGCGGGTGGGTGACTACCCGGCGCTGAAACCATGATGAGGCTGATCGAGAATCCGCCGCGCCGCACGCGGCTGTTTGGCCTGCCGTTTGTGGTGATTTCGGCGGTTGCGGGGCGTGATATGGTCATTGATATGGCCAGCGCCCAGGGGGTTGCCCTGGATTGTGCCGGGTTGTCGGGCCACGTTATTTTGCGTTTTTATTTTGACTGGCTGCCCGCCGGGCGGGTGCGGGTGCCGGTGCTGCTGTTTAATGTGCAAAACTATGGCATCACCGCCTGGACGTTTACCGCCGGTGGCTGGGTGGGGATTGGCCCGGCGCGGTTGGGCAGCAGTGCCTACGAGCTGCGCACCTGGGATCAAGGAGATACGCTGTGCACCCATGCACCCGCCGTGCATTTTGGCCCTTGATGCTGGGGCTTATGGCGGGCTGTGCGGCACCGGTTGATCTGCCGCGCCGGGTGATGATGCCGCCGGTGGTGGTGCTGGAGGTGCCGGGTGCCGGGGCGTTTTTCCCCGCGGCGGGCGGCTGCCCGGCGCTGATCGTGGTGCGTGATTTGCGCGACGCGGAGGTCGTTAAACACGAGTCCGGGCACGCGCTGTATAACGCAGCGGGGCTGCCGCAACCCTACCCCTGAGCAAAGAGGACACATGGACAGTTTCACAGTCACCCTGGGCGAGCGGGTACTGACGGTTGCAGACAAAATCCTCACCGGCCCGGTTGGGCCTGCGGGGCCTGCGGGGCCTGCGGGGCCTGCGGGGCCTGCGGGGCCTGCGGGGCCTGCGGGGCAGGACGGCATTGTTATGTTCGAGGGGCTGGCCCCCGTGCCGCTTCCTGGCGATCTCTATCAGCCCTTGCGCTGTGCCTTTGCCCTGCCCGACCTGAGCGCTGCGCCGGAGGTGGCAATCAGTGTCCCCTGTACGGAGTTGCCGACGTCGCCGGGGGGCGGGTTTTACCTGTTCCCCGAGCAGGGCAATTTGTTTTTGAGCGAGATTCCCGAGATTGCGGCGGGCCTTGATTTTAGTGGGCTGTTTTTGCGGCTGTCCCTGACCCATGGGGCGCTGCAACCCGACGGCCAGTGGCTGATTACGACGGCGAGCGCGCACGGGTTGGCCAGTGATTCAGGTTCGGGGCGCCTGGTGGGAGTCGATGCCGACGGGCTGCTGCTGGATGTGCCCTGTACGCGGGTATCGGCGACCGAGCTGCTGGTACCGGGGGCCCTGGGGCCGGGGCTGTTTCCAGCCCCGGTGGTGCTGATGGCGGCGCTGACCTTGACCGCTGCTGATCTGTACGCAGGAGATGCGGGATTGTTGGCGTTAAACTTTGGCCCGGAACCCCTGCGCGTGCGCCTGGCGGTGCGTGACCCGGCGGCGGTGCATGTAGTGGGGGTGTAGGGCTACCAGAGCGTGTCTTGGCGTTCGTCCATTTCGGCCTGGCGCACGCGCGCGATGATGTGATAGATGGCGCGCTCGGTGACCTGGAATTTTTTAGACAGCTGGCGATGGTTGTTGCCGTTGAACAGTCGGTAAATTTCACGATCGCGCTGACTGATCGCCAGGGCGTATCCGGTACTGATATAGACCTGCTCCCCCCCGAAGGTCTCGCGCACGCCCTCGGCGGCGTCCAGGCCGCTGCGTTCAGCCAATTCGGCGGGCAGTCCCTGGCGCGTGAGGGTATCGCGCACACTGTCGGCAATCGCGCGGAGCACCTGGACTCCGCGTTTTTCGTCGATTTTGTCACTCATTTGCGCAGCATCTCCTTGATTTTTTGCGCGGCAGCGATGCCGCGCTGGGTGTCTTCGGCGGTGCGAGCGGGTGCGTCAATTGTTTGCTGGTGCGGCCTGCCGGGCATGTGGGGTTTGAGCGCGGCGGGGGCGGGCCATTCTTTGAGATCGGTTTGTAACAAGCCTTTAAACGCGGTGTGCAGGCGGGGCCGGTCGATGGCTTCGATAATCAACTGATAGCTGCCGGCGATGGCGACCAGCCAGATGTCTGCGGTGAGAGTGATGGTATCGGCGGCCGGGGTGCCGGGGCGCGACAGGGCGACCAGGGCCTGTAAACCGGCGGCGATTTCCTGGCGCAGCCAGTTGGTTCCGGCCCATTGGTGCAGGGCGGCCAGGGCCTGGGCACGCTTGCCGGTGGGCGCTGGCTGGGTTGTCTGTGTGACATATTCTGTCACGGCGGGAGCCGGGGTGGTGGTGTTCTCGACCACCCGTTTCAGATAGTTGTGATTGCTCAGCGGTTTGCCTGCGCCTTCCTGCCGCTTCTGGCGCATGGCGGCGGTGGTCTCTTCCAGCGCCGGGGCCAGCCGGGCCGGGTCAATGCCCAACGCCAGAACTTCAGTTGCCAGCTTCAGCGCCCGCTGGTGGCTCAGGTCACGCGATGCCGGGCGAAAACAGCCCAGATAACCAACCAGTGGCCGAAACAGCGGGCCGCTTTGCGCCAGCAGCACCAGCAGTTCGCGCCCGGCTTCGTCGGCAGTAAAGGCTTCGAGGCTGTTCGAGGCGTGGCAGACCGGGCAGCGCAGCTTCAAAGCTTCCTCCATTTACACACCATCACTGGCCCGAGCATCAGCGACCATTCGAGCACGTCGTAGGGCGCAGTGCAGCGCTCAAAGCCCCAACATTTCCACCAGACACGCAACGGTCCGCCATAGCTGGCGGTGGTGCGGGTATATCGGAACCAGAGGCTCATTTTTTCTGCTCCCCGCTCAAGTCCCACCCCTCGCGCTGGGCCTGGTAGCGCAGGGCGGCGATGATTTTATAGAGCTGATGGTCCGGCACCCAGGCGACCTTATCGACTTTGCAGATGCGCTTGGCGATGGCGTCGCAGTAGTTCCAGCTTTTGCCGCCGACGGTCAGGAGCGCCTCGATCTTAAGCAGTTGCCCGCTGCGGTTGCCCTGGATATTGCGCGGGCGCTGGCCCTTTTTACGTGGCGCGCCGCCCTGTTTCCACACCCCGGCGATGGCGGCCTTACTTTCCAGATCGGCCAGCAGCTTGGCGGCTTCGACGGTGTTCATATCTTTACTGCTGCTCACGCCATATCCGGTCAGTACGGCGCGATAGTCATCATCGCTGAGGCCGAGGGCGCTTTTAACGGTATGGATCAATTTAATCTGCTTGGGGGTCGCCATTTTGATTAACATCCTTTGTTAACATTTTGTACGGGGTGCGTTCGCCGTATTCGGCCTTTTTGCCTTGGTTCCACTGGCTGACCGGGCGGAAAAACCCGCAGACCCGCGCCCAGACTTCGGTCTTTTCGGCGCATTTCATTGCGTTGAATCCTCCAGGCGATAAAACCACTTGTCGCCCTGGCGGCGGCAGCGGATGTCGAACCCGCCGTGGCGCAGCTCGGCGATGCAGCTGTTGACGGCGCAGACGCGGGCGTAGGCGATAATATCGAGGGTGGTGTACTCGCGGCCGTCGCTTAAAACGGCCAGCACGCGCCGCAGACGGTCGCTGTTTTCGATGGTGGCGGCGTTCATTTTTTGGTGTACCTCCGATACAAAAGGCCAATCGCGCAGGCGCAGAGATAGCCCAGGCCAAGGGCGCCCAGGCCGCGCAGGGTGAGTTCCAGGGTGGTCATGGTTGGCCCTTTTCCATGGCGCAGCGGGGTTTTGCGGCCAGGTGAATGGTGATGCTGGGCAGCTTGGCGCACCCGGCAAGCCGGTCGCGACCGTTGTAGGCGGCGATGAGGCGGCTGCCGTCAAACCCGTAGCGGAAACTGCGCAGGTGCTGGCATTGTGACGTGCATTTTTTCATCGTTTAACCCCCTTTTTACGCCGGTTTGAATAGACATAAATAGCGTCTTCGGTTTCGGCGGTGATGTGATCGCGGATGCGGGTGGCGGCGCTGGTGTTAATGTAGCCGCGCAGCAACAGGCGAGTGACGGCGGAAAAATCTTCGGCGTAGTTTTGCGCCAGATCTGCGGGCACGACTTTGGCCAGGGCCTCAACAATCGCGGTGCTCATGGGGTGATCCGGGGCACAACAAACCCGCCTGTGGTGATAATCGCTGGCCCGTCGCAGCGCTTGCATTTCAGGCTGTGGGGCAAGTCGGTATAGCCCTGATGCACCTCCATCCATTTCAGCCCGCAGCTGGGGTTCAGGCAGACGAAAAAGGTGTGATACTGGTTGGGCAGCTGTGGCCCTTCTTCTTCGGCGGCGGTGGGACAGGCCAGCGCGACGAGGAGGGCGAGGACTATCAAGATTTTTTTCATAGGGTTTTCCCTTTTTTTTGAAAAATTCCCGCCGGGGCGAAAGGAGGAGGATCCCCCCGGCGGGCATGTTTGCTGCTGACTGTTGGCTGCTCGTCAGGCTCCGGGCACCACCCCGGAACGATCGACCATTTTCCTGGTGCCAGGAAAACGATCGGTTTCGCTCATTTTCGGTTGTCGTGACGCTGCTCGGCCTGGGCGATGAAATAGCTGATCGCGTCAAAGTGTAGCGGTTCACACCCTGTGGGAGCGGCTTTCAGCCGCGATGCGGCGGATGGCCACTGGGGCGAGCAGGCGATGATGGCCCAGGCGACGATGACGGCGACCATGGTTTTCATGCCCGCTCATTCCACAGGTCGGCGGCGTCCTGGTGGTTGTCGGCGGATGGGCCGGCCGCCCCGCATTCGCCGCAACAGAGCCAGAATCTAGCTGTTTTGGTGTCCTCTTCGTCGTTGCCCCACATTGGGTCACCATTGCCGCAGAACGGGCAGGGGTCGATCTCCATCATCACGCCACCTCCTCCAGCTCGGTTTCAAACGGGGTGACAACAAAATCTTCCCCCTGGGTAATGCTGACCCCCTGGATGGTCGCGGCAATTTCCGGCTCGGCCAGCATCGCCTCCTTGTTGATGTCTTCAGCGACCCTTAAAAAGCGCTGCAAGCCGAGCTTTTTACAGGCGTCAATAATGGTATCTTTGCCGCGCAGGCCGACTTTCGGCGGGCGCATGCGCCAGTTGATCTTGCCGCTGGCCAGCAGGGCGAATTTGACCTTGCCCCCCTGGGTGAGCTGGTTGCGGTTGGCCTCGCACCAGATTTGCACGCCTTCGGACAGCTCTTTGATTTGCTGCCCCAGGGGCTGCGCCTGGTCTTCGTAGCGCTGCTTGATGACGGCGATTTCGTCGTTCATGGCGGTGGAGATGCGGATGCGCTCGCGTTGCAAACGGCCGATTTCGGCAATCTGCTCGACCGTGGCATCGTGGCTTTGGGGCACGGCAATGGCGCGCGAGGTGGCTTTGATTTTGGTGTTTTTTTTCATGGGGCGACCTTTCTCTTTTGGTAGGTTTTCTTGTGGGGGTTGTCGATCCAGCCTTGGTCTGCGGCGGCGCTGATATAGGGTGGTGGCGTGGTCATGTCGGTGTTGAGCCATTTGTAGTGTCGGTCGGCGCATTTTTGGCACAGCTTGAATTTGCTGTGACTGTAAACCCCTGCGCAGCCCTCACGGGTGCAGGGCTTTTTTGCGTAGTTTGTGCGCGGTGTGGGTGCGCTGCTTTCCGGCGCGGGGCGGTGCTGGCGCACGCGCGGGGCGGCGATGCTGCGCGGTTCGCTTTTCATCCAGCCGCAGCGGATACAGCTGATCTGGTCGAGGGCGACGCCCTGTGCGAGTTGACTGGTCTGGGCGTACAGGGCTCCGCGCCCGGCGCGGCATTTCGGGCACTGGGTCATGGTTTTTTCCCTCCGTGGCAGCTGGGACAGGTGCGGCGCAGGTCGGCGGTTTGGCCGCTGCTGGGGACGTGGGGCAGTTCCAGGCGGCGGCGGGCTTCGATGCAGTCGGCTAAATAGACCTCGCCCATGACGGGGCAATGAACGGTGGTGCTGGCAAAGCTGGCTTCGATCAGTTCAAGGATGGTGTCGGGGTCTCCGGCGTATTTGCCGCTCATGACCTGCGACACGGCGCTGGCGCTGCGCCCGATGCGGCGGGCGACTTCGGCCTGGCCGACGTCATCGACGGCGCGTTTGGCGATGATCATGCGTTCGGTTTTGGTCATGCGCTCACCTGCTCTTTCCAAACGATTTCGCCTAGGTTGGGGTCGTACACCTGCTTGGTGCGCTGGATCTGCGGCGGTTTTGGGCCGGTGCGCTTAATGAGGGTATAGGTGCCGTTGGCGTGTTTGCGCAGGTAGCCTGCGGCGGCGAGGGTCGCGCAGTAGATGCGGGCCTCGCCTGCGGCGACCGGGTGTTCTTCGGTGCTGGCAAAAACGGCGAGATCGGCGCTGCTGAAGCTGCTGAAAATGCGCATGGTTTCCCACAGTTGTTCGCGTCCGCGCCCCTGGGTGACCTCGCTGCCGTCACGCCGCACGCGCGGGGCTTCGATGCCGCAATCGTTGACCAGGGTGTAAATTTTGGCGGGGTGCGGCACGCCGCTGCCGGTTTCCTGGTGGGCGCTGAGGATGCCCGCAGCGGTGAGGCCAATGAGATATTCGCCAGTTTGGCTGGTGGTGCAGCGGGTTTCAATGCGCAGCTCGCGGGCGGTGAAGGGCCGCCCGAAATTGCGGATGGCGGCCCACAGGGCATCGCGGGTTTGCAGGCTGCTGATTTGGTCGGCGGGTTTGCGCGCCATGTCACACCGCCTTTCGAGGGGCGGGGCTGTGGCCGGTGTACCAGCCGCGCTCGCCCCAGGTTTGCAGGCTGATGGTGCCCAGGGCAGCGGCTTCGTTGCGCGCCCGGTTGAGGTTGACAACGACGCGGCGGGTGTTGCCGCCGGTCTGTTTCATCAGTTCATCAAGCCAGTCTTGACCGACGGCCACGCCGGTGCAGTAGAGTTTTGCCAGCACACGCAGATCGTTGGCATCGGCGGGCTGGGCGGCGACGGGCTTTAAGATGCGGCTGTGAACGCGTTCCCAGCGCTCTAGTTTTTTCATCAGCAGCTCTTCGCCCGACAGCACCACGCACACGCGGCTTTTGTCCATTAACCCCCTGACCATTTCCATGCAGCTGTTTTTCGCGAGGTGGTCGGCTTCATCTAATATGAGGGGGCGGCCTGACAGGCGCAGCTGCTCGACGGCCTGGTCGAACATTTCGGCGACGTTGTTGGCGGCGGGGATGCTCATTTCATAGAGGATGGCGCGCAGAAGGCTTTTGCGCGTCCAGTGGTCACAGCATTCGACCCGATAGCCGCGCACCTTGGCGCGCACGTAGTTGCAGGCGGTGGTTTTTCCGTAACCTGCGTGTCCATGGAATGCTACGAACATTCCGCCATTTTCGCGGCAATAGCTGATGGCGCTGGAGACTTCGCCAAGCAGCAGCCCCACGTTGCTTAAAGGGGCGATGGTGTTGATGTTGTCGTGATTTTGTGTCAAGATGTCCTCCTTCTTCCTTTAGCGGTCTTCCCGCTGGCAAGGCCCCTGTCCACAGCAGGGGCTTTTTTTATATGGCCTGATCGGCCTGATCAAAATCGGCATGAAAATCCATCATTATTTTGCATTCTTCACTGCCGGTGTAACGGCTGATAAAGGCGCTTTCATCGGCGCTTAATGGGTGGCCGGTGTCGCGTTTTTCGCACAGGGCGACCCATACGCGATGGCGTTTGACAGGGTTATCGCCGGGGTCGAAGCTGGCGACGGGTTCGGCCATACTGGTGACGGCCAGGGCGCGAGCGGCTTCGATCTGCTGTGGGCTGGGGGCGATTTCGACCAGGCCGCGGCGTTCGGCTTCGACCTCTTCGAGCTGGTTTTCAAGCCGCTTGCGGCGCCCTTCGGCGCGTTTTTCTATGGCAACTTCGGTGGCCGATACGGCGAACATGCGGCTGCGGTTGCCGTCGAATTCGGCTTTGCAGATCAGTTTTTCGTTCAGTTCGCGCACGTAGACGAACTGACCGTTTTGCGGTTCGTATTCAACGAAAACCTGTTCGCCGGCGTGGTGTTTGAGGTTGCTGTTGAAATAGGTGTTGCCGAACAGGCGCACTTCGCCGCGCCGGGTGGCGACTTGCACGCGTGGGCGGAACAGATCGTCGAGTTCGCCGGGGGTGCAGGTGTCGGGGCACCAGCCGCGCGCCAGAAAGCTGTCGTACATTTCGTTGGGGGTCAGGTGGCGGCGTTTGCCGCTTTGGTCGGTGATTTTCGGCAAACTGCTGTGGGGGGTGTCGTTATAGTGGTCAACGGCCTGCTGGCACAGGTCGAGAAATTGCGGCCAGCTGGGCAGCAGCTTGCTTTTGCCGGTTTTGCGGATGTCGCTGAGCAGCAGGCGGCTGGTCTTGTGCTGCACGCTGCTGTCCATGCCGGTACCGGTGTAGGTTTGCAACCGTTTGGCGGCCCGCACCCACAGGGTGGATTGCATGCGCTCGACCAGGCCACGCGCCTGGCTGTTGCCGACGATGCCGGTTTTAAAGGTAATGCCCAGCCGCGCATAGCGCCCGAACGCCGGGTCGGCATTGACCTTGGCTTTATTGCCGCTGCCGGGATCGGTGTAAAAAATGGCCGGGATGCCGCCGCGTTCGTTGCCGGGAGATATCTGGATGGCATGCCGCAGGGCGTCGGCGACGGTTTGCGCGCTTTCGGCGAGACCGGCCGACCAGCCGATGACGCACCGGGTGGCGGCGTCGATCACGGCGCACACTTCGGGGTGAAAGGGCCTGCCGTGCACCGGGTGGGCGATTTGGGCCTTGAAGCTGTGGCCGTCGCACAGAGTGACTTCCAGGGGCACCAGGTCGCTGGTGTCGCGGCGGCGGCAGGGCAAAATGGCGCGCAGTTCCTTGTCGCTGCGGCGGCCGCGTTCGCGGTCGACTTTGCTCATTTTTCCGAGCAAGCGGCGAGCCTGGGCGGCGCTGGGCATGGCGATTTGTTCGGGCAGCAGCAACGCCAGCTCTTCCAGCGCCATGGGGACGCTGGGTTTCTGCGGCTTTTGATAGCATCCCAGGAAAAACGGAGCCCAGGCGGGGATTTCGGCTTTTTGCTTTTCGACCGGGGCCAGGGCGGTGGTGCCGATGGCGCGCAGCTCGCGCCAGCGAAACAGTGTACGGCGGCTGAGGGTGCGCTGACCGTTGTCGCAGCCAAAGCGGGCGTTGGCGACGGGGATAAGGGCCTGAATATGGGGGGGCAGCAGTTCGTTTTTCGCCTGGGCAATGACCCGGTCAATGGCTTTGTTGAGGGTGCTTTTTCCGGCGAGCTGCTCGACCACCGCCAATATTTGCAACCGGGCGTCCATGGTGTCGCGCTGCCACTTTGCCAGGCTGGCGGGTGCGGGCAGTGAATCGGCCAGGGCCAGGGCGGTGGTTTTTTTGATTTCCGGCAGGCTGCACAGGGTTTCGGGCAGGGCCAGAATGGCGGCATCGAGCAGCGCGGTACGCGTTGCGGCCGGCAGGCTGGCGGGGTTGTATTCCAGGGCTTTGCTGCCGCTGCGCTTGCGTCCGGCCCAGTTTTCGCGCTTGGCGAGCAACTGGACACCGCGCTCGGTTGATGGCATACCCGGCAAGCCCGCCAGTTCTTTTGCTGTGGGCCAGTTCATGGCGTGTCTCGCAATAAATGGAGGGCACACCCGCCCACGGCAAAGAATATCAGGCCCGCAATATTGACAACCGGAAACAGGGGGCCGTCGCTGCCGGTGAGCAGCAGGCCCAGAAGCACCAGGGACATGGCGAATGTGGTGATAAACAGTTTCATGGCTGGGCTCCTAATTCTTTCAGAAACAGCTCGCGGCGGCGGCGCTCGCGGCTGATTTTTTGCTCGTCTTCGCGCAACCGCTGCACCTCGGCCCGCAGGGCGTCGGCACCTGGCAGGGTGTACACCCCGGCGGCTTCGGCCAGCACCCGCAGCGGTTCGGTGTTGCCGGTGGCGTGGCACAGGGCGGGCACAAATTCGGCGGGCAGGCGGTGGGGGTGGCTTTCGGCCACCCAGCCGTTGATCATGTGCACGCTGATATCGGCCCCGGTCAGCTGTGCCATCTCATCGGCCAGGGTTTCGCGGCTTTTGGGGGCCAACTTAATGGCCTGCTTGACGGCAGACATCAGCCGGGCCGAAACGCACAGGCTGCCGGGGGCCACGTCGACCCGCTCTTCGCGTTCGGCTTTCAGCAGGTCGAGCAGGCTGAGCTGCGCCGGATCGTCAAATTTTTTGTGTGTTTTTGTCATTGAACCCACCTTAAAATTCAAGTAGTGTTAGGCTGCCAAGCGAGGAAACAGCTTTGCGACCGGTTGGCCCAGACGGCGAGCAATTTCGGTGCTGACCCTGCGGCTTTTGCTGGCGCCAACAATGACGCCATGGACGGCTTGCACGGAAACACCAAGATGGTTGGCAATTTCCACTTGTTTGATGCCGCGAGCGACCAGTAAAGATTTGATTTTTTGAGGACTCATAGTGGGTTGTCCTTTATCTAGGTGACTTTTTATTTTTTTTGTTTTCTGTGGTTTAGTTTTCAAGCTGTTATTGGGGGACTATACGCGTATTAAATTACGTGAGTCAAGTATTATTTTGTATTTCGGATTCTAAAATTTTAATAATGGTGGCTTCTTTGCGTATTATTGTTGAAAATCGCGTATTTAAATCTATCCGAAACGTATTTTTTTATTTCGGATTCATTTCGGATTCGACCGCATGCAATCCGAAATAAAAAAAGGCATTCCAAGTCGGTTAAAAATCCTTCGCAATAGCCTTGGGATAAACCAACATGAAATGGCCGATAGGCTAGGGATCAGTCATGGTGCCTGGCAAAGCTACGAGATCGGGAGAAGTGCTCCAGGGTCTGGGGTTATTGAGGCTCTTTCTCTGGAAGGGTTTTCTGCTGACTGGGTTTTAATCGGTGAAGGCCCGATGCGGCGCGACCAGGGCGAGGGCGTGCATGCGGTCATTACGGGGGCCAGGGGGATAACCCAGGTGGGGGGGCATGGGAATCTGGTGACAGGGTCAACGGTGGGGGCCAGTGTGGTTGAGGAGGCACCAGGCACGTTTGTTTTAAGCCCGGATCTTGGCGAGTTACTTGAATTGCTGTCGGCTTATGGAAGCCCTGCCATTGTGGCGGAGTTTAAACGTAAGTTATTAAAAATAAAAGAGATTACGGAGGGCTAAACCAATGGAAAAAACAGGTGTTCAGGTGGATTGTGTGGCGACGGAGTGCCAGGGGGTTGTCCAGGTGGGGACGCGTCAGGCGCATATTGTGGTTAACGTGTCGGGGAGTTTTTTTAACGTTTTTGGTGGTGCTGTGCTGGTGCCTTGATCTGGCGATCCATTTTACAACGATGAGGTAAGGAGGGTTTATGCAGGGTTTTACGGAGAAGGTTTTAAGGCATGCTGACCACGTAAAGGGGGTTGGTGTTCATTGCCAAACAGAAGAGACGACAAAGCAGGCGTTAATTTTGCCACTGCTTGATATTCTTGGTTTTTCTCCGTTTGATCCGACGCGAGTTAAGGCGGAGTACGGTGCGGATTTCCCTGGCGCGAAGGCTTCAGAGCGGGTTGATTATGCGTTGTTTTGTCAAAATCTGCCGGTGATGTTTATTGAGGCAAAGGCGTTCAGCGAAAAACTGACGAATCATTGCCCTCAGCTTGCGAGATATTTTAACGCAACGCCTGAGGTTGCGGTTGCTGCGATTACGAACGGGTGCGAATGGCGGTTTTTTACAGATTTAGATAATAAGAACATGATGGATCATTCTCCGTTTTTAACTATTAATTTCGCTGACTTGGATCGCTCATTAGTTAGTCGGCTTTCCTGTTTTCGCTATGACGAGTTCCAGCCTGGTGCGCTTCGTACATTGGCCGAAGAGACTGTTTACTTGACGGCCTTTACTGAGGCTATCAGCTCAAGCCTTCGAGAACCTGACGTTGATTTCGTGAGGTATGTTGCAGCAAGGGCCGGGATTCAACGGCAGTTAAATGCAAAATTTATTGACTTAATAACCCCTATTGTCAAGGTGGCTGTCAGTAAAGCGGTGGGTGAAATGGTCGTGACTGGCTTGTCGATAAAAACCCAACAGGAGCCTGTTTCTGTCAAGAATGATCCTCTTGAAAATCCTGAGATTGATGATTATGCGGATGTCGTTGATCCGACAAACCCCCGAATTGTTACGACGTATGCTGAACGTAAAGTGTTCGATATTATTCAAAGTATATTAGGGGCAGATTCTGAAATTGTCGCAAAGGACACTGAAAGTTATTTTTCTATTTTATTCCAGGGAAAGGTAAACCGATGGTTAATGCGCTATCGTGAAGGGAAAAAGACAGCGACTGTCAGAATGTGCGTCTCGATGGATGATGCGCGGCGGGGTGAGGTGGAAAGGGCTGGCCTGGTTGTCGGCCCCGGGGATAATATCGAGATCCCAACGCCAGAGCATCTGTTGAGAATTTCAGGAATTATTTTTGATTCTTTTGCACACTGTAAAAACGATGAGAATTTCAAAAGGCCTATTTAATATGATTTATAGCTGGTGCCAAATATACCGTGAGATAGTGATTTTTTTGCTTTTTTTAGATCACGGTTGCTTTGGCACCACGTATCTTTTTAAACTAGCGTCAACCCCGCATTAAACCTGGCTTCCCCATCCTTTCCCGCTTGTTCCCATCCTTTCCCGGTTTAGTGCCAAACCAGGCGGTGGTTCATAAACAGTCTAAAGATCTCGATGCTGCCGCCCTGGCTGATATTGGTGAAGAACTGGCGGATATCGTTATTTATGCTCTGTCCATGGCCAATTTTCTTAAGCTTGATCTGGCCCAAACCGTGCTGGCCAAAA